TGCTGTGCTTCAGTTCAGCGGAGTTCGCTTGGCTGCCAGTTGTTCCTTCAGGTGGTAGCCCATCAGCGGCCAGAGCTTGAGCTTGGCGTTGGCGAAGGCCACCTTCTGGCCAACTTCCCAGTCGTCGTTCTCGGGGGAGACCGCGACGGAGGGGTCACCGGTGACGGCAAAGCCGCTCTTGGTGGTCAGGACGCACCAGCGCAGCACCTGGCCACCGGCCGAAACGTGCCGGACGAACTCGCTGTGGATGATGTTGTCGTCGATGTCCTGGGGGCAGAGGCGGGGAGCATTGAGCCCCTTGGCCTGGATCAGCGCTTCGGTCTGGGCTTCGGTGATCGGTTCCATGGGAGTCCTTGGGATCAGCTGCCGGTCGAACCAAAGCCACCAGCAGCACGCTCGGTGACATCGAGGGATTCGACCAGGATGGGTTGCACGGCCAGGATGGGGACCAGGGCGAACTGCAGGAGCCGTTCGTCTTCCAGCCAGTGGAAGGCCACACCGGACTTGGTTCGCAGCACCGCTTTCCACTCGCCCCGGTAGTCCGAGTCGATGTAGCCCACGGTGTTGTTCAGCTCCAGGCCGTGTTTGGCGCCGACGCTGGAACGGACGTTCAACACCGCCATGTAACCCTTGGGGATTTCCGCAGCAAACCCCAGCGGAACGGTTTTGACCTGGCGAACACCCAGGCTGCCAGCTTCCGGCATGTAGATGTCGAGAGCGCCCGCTTCGATACTGCTCCTGACGGGCAGAGCGAAATTCGGGTGCAGTGCTTTGAAGCGCATGGCTTAGTTTCCTTTACAGTATGGAGAATGGATGCAGTGTAATCCAACCATACTCAGGACAAACTAAATGGCCGAAGAATCTCAAACTCTGGTGGAGGCAGGAATGCCCGCCAGTTTGACCGACTGGAAGAATAAGCCGACGCTGGCCAATCTGAAACAGGATCTGCTCGATGCCAAGCCGATCCATGACGCCAAGGTCTCCAAGATCAAGGCCTGGCTGGCGAACCTGGAAAATGGTGGTGCACCTCCGAGCAATGCCCCTGCTGGGGGCTCGAAGATCGCTCCGAAGCTGATCCGCAAGCAGGCCGAGTGGCGCTATCCGGCTCTGTCGGAGCCTTTCCTGAGCACCAGCGACGTGTTCAACGTCAGCCCTGTGACCTGGGAAGACCGCAAGGCAGCCGAGCAGAACCAGCTGGTCCTGAACCACCAGTTCAACAACCAGATCGACAAGGTGAAGTTCATCGACGAGTACGTGCGTACTGCTGTCGATGAGGGCACGGTGCTGGTCCGTGTGGGCTGGCACTTCGAGGAAGAGGAATACAAGGGCCCGAAATACGACTACCAGTACATCATCGATCCCACCTTCGGGCCGACGATTGAGTACCTGGAGCAGTTCAAGGCAGCTGATCCGGTGCGCTACAAGTCCGAAGTGCCTGAAGAGCTGAAGCAGGCACACATCCTCTCCAAGGAACAGGGCAAGCCTGTGCGTCCTACGGTGCTGGGGTCGACTGAAGCCACCCACAAGCGCACCGTCTGCAACAAGCCCACGCTGGAAATCTGCGACTACCGCAACGCGGTGATCGATCCCACCTGCAACGGGGACATCAGCAAGGCCCAGTTCATCGGCTACAGCTTCGAGTCCTCGCTGTCGGACCTGGAGAAGGCGGGCAAGTACAAGAACCTCGAGTTCATCGTCCCGTCGAACAACTCGGTGCTGTCCTCGGCTGACCATGCTGCCCAGGCTGGCTCGGTGAACTTCAACTTCAAGGACAAGCCCCGGCAGAAGCTGGTGGTGCAGGAGTACTGGGGCTTCTGGGACATCGACGGCAACGGCAAGACCGTGCCTTTCGTCGCTGCCTGGGTGGGCAACACACTCATCCGCCTGGAAGAGAGTCCGTTCCCGGACAAGAAGCTCCCGTTCGTCCTGGTTCAGTACCTGCCGGTGCGTCGCAGCACCCACGGTGAGCCTGACGGTGCCCTGCTGGAGGACAACCAGAAGGTGATCGGTGCGGTCACCCGGGGAATGATCGATCTGCTGGGCAAGTCGGCCAACAGCCAAACCGGCATCCGCAAGGACATGCTGGACGCCACCAACAGGCGCAAGTTCGAGGCAGGGCAGGACTACGAGTTCAACCCGAACGTGCCTGATCCTCGTGTGGGTGTGTACATGCACACCTACCCGGAGATCCCGCAGTCAGCCCAGGTGATGCTGCAGCTGCAGAACATGGAAGCCGAGTCCCTGACCGGGGTGAAGAGCTTCAGCCAGGGCGTCTCCGGCCAGTCGCTGGGTGATGTGGCTGCCGGTGTCCGTGGTGCACTGGACGCCAGCTCCAAGCGTGAGCTGGGCATCCTGCGGCGCCTGGCCGAGGGCGTGATCCAGATCGGCCGCAAGTTCATCGCCATGAACGCCGAGTTCCTGTCCGAGGAAGAAGTCATCCGGGTCACGAACGAAGAGTTCGTCATGGTTCGCCGGGATGACCTGGCCGGCACCTTCGACCTGAAGCTGTCCATCTCCACTGCGGAAGAGGACAACAACAAGGCCCAGGAGCTGAGCTTCATGCTGCAGACCATGGGCAACAACATGGACCCGGCCATGAGCCGGATGATCCTGTCGGACATCGCCAAGCTGCGCAAGATGCCGGACCTGGCCAAGCGCATCGAGAGCTACGAGCCCCAGCCCGACCCGATCCAGCAGGAGATCGCTCAGCTGCAGGTGGCCAAGCTCAAGGCCGAGATCATGGAGATCGAGGCTCGCACGGGCACCCATGCAGCCAACGCTCAGCTGGCGGGGGCCAAGACTAACACCGAGGGCGCCAAGGCAGCTCACCTGAAGTCCGATGCCGACCTGAAGAGCCTGGACTTCGTGGAACAGGAATCGGGCGTGAAACAGGAGCGGGATCTGCAGCTCCACGGTGAGCAGGCCCGCAGCCAGGTGCAGCTCAAGCTGCTGGATCGGCAATTCCAGCGTGAAGACATGAAGCTGGATTTGCTCAAGGAGTATGTGAAAGCAAAGGCAAAACAGAAAGCAGCGTAAGTATTCGGATATAGTCTCGCCAATAGGTAACTGAATACGGAGATTCTCTTTCTCATGCACGCCCAACAATTTCTCGACCTCGACAAGTCGATTGCCGAGCACAGATATGCCTTGGAGCTGAAGCAAGCCTTGGAAAGGTTGCGGCAGAACCGGGATTTCAAGCAGGTGGTCGATGAAGGTTACCTGAGCAAGGCGGCTCTCCGCCTGGTGCATGCGAAGGGCGATCCCCGTTACCAGTCCCAAGATTTGCAGCGAGTGATCCTCGCTCAGATCGAGGCTGTTGGTTATTTCCACCAGTATCTGCAGCAGATTGAAAGTGCAGCAGCCATGGCCGAGAAAAGCCTGGCTGATGATGAACAAACCCGTGAAGCTCTGGCTCGCCAGCTCAACTGAAACCCATGTCCGTCGAACAAACCTCCGAGAACGTCTCTTTCCTCGATCTGCCGGACGAGGAACTGGCCAAGTACAACCCCACGAGCCTGCCCTTCAATACCGAGGTAAAGCAGCCCGAAGGTGAGGGTGAAGGCCAAGGCACGTCTGCCGACGAGAGCAATGGCCAGGCTGCCGGCAACGACGAAGGTGCCCAGAACAAGGGCACCGAGGACGAAGCCAAGGAAGCAGCGCAAGGAGCCGCAGGCGACGCAGCAGGTGCTGACGCCGGCAAGGCCTCGGAAGGTGAGGGCAAGACCGCTCCCCTGACCGAGGAAAAGCCTGCCGAGAAGGTCGAGCCGAAGACCGAAGAGAAGGTCGAGAAGGCTGACCAGGGCGAGAAGAAGCCTGATGACAGCTTCGACTACAAGACCGCCTACGAACGGCTGACGGCACCCTTCAAGGCCAACGGCAAGGAGTTCCGCGTCGAGAACGTGGACGAGGCGATCCAGCTGATGCAGATGGGGGCCAACTACACGAAGAAGATGGCCGGCCTGAAGCCCAGCCTGGCCATCCTCAAGATGCTGGAAGGCAATGGCCTCCTGAACGAGGACAAGATCAACTACCTGATCGACCTGGACAAGAAGAACCCCCAGGCGATCACGAAGCTGCTCAAGGACAGCGGCCTCGATCCCATGGATCTGGACGCAAAGAAGGCCGAGGGCTACAAGCCCCCGTCCCACAAGGTCGACACCAAGGAGCTGGAGCTGGACGAAGTGATGGACGAGATCCAGCACTCTCCGGCGTATCCGCGAACCCTGGAAGTCGTCGGCAAGACGTGGGACGCAACCAGCCGAGGAATCGTCGCTCAACACCCGCAGCTGCTGAAGGTCATCAACGCCCAGATCGAATCTGGCGTGTTCGACCAGATCACTGCCAAGGTGGAACGTGACCGGCTTTTCGGCAAATTCACTGGTGTCTCCGACATCGAAGCCTACCGGCAAGTCGGCGCTGAACTGCAGGCCCAAACCACCTCGAACTCCCCGGGACGCCAGGAGCAACCGAAGGTGGAAGTCAAGCAGATCGTGCAGCCGAAACCCGAGAAGACCGATGACGAGGCGCTGAAGAAAAAGAAGATCGCTGCCGGTGGCTCCAAGCCTACAACTCCAGCGGCACCAGCCCAGGACTTCAATCCCCTGGCGCTGTCCGACGAAGAGTTCAGCAAGATCCGCATTCGCTGACTTCACCCCAAACAAGAGCAGACAGGTAGGTTCAACCTACCTCAACTGCAGTGAACTGAACTGATACCAAGGAAGCACCATGCAATACAACACCGGTGGTAACACCTCTTCGATCAACGCTGGCGGCACCGTCAACGGTGTGGTCCAGCAAGGTCAGCTGAACCCCCAGTACTACCAGAAGCTGGCCCTCATCGAGGCCCGCAAGGAGCAGTACTTCACCCAGCTGGCCGACTCGGTGACCATGCCGAAGAACTTCGGCAAGAAGATCCGCCGCTACGTCTACCTGCCGCTGCTGGACGACGCCAACATCAACGACCAGGGCATCGACGCCGCTGGCGTGACGATCACCAACACCCAGTACTACGTCTCCTTCCCCGAGACCGTCACTGCGGCCGACGCCGGTGCAGCCGCTGCGGTCACTGCGATCAACGACAACATCAACAACGCCGGCTCGGCCGAGACCATCGCCAGCGCTGGTGCTGCTGGTTCGGGTGGCTCGGGTCGTACCCTGATCACGCTGACCAAGAGCCGGGGCATCAAGTACGCCACGGTGGCCAAGACCACGGCCATCACCGCTCTGAACGTCGGCGCCGTGGTGCAGCAGGGCTCGGGCAACCTGTACGGCAGCTCGAAGGACATCGGCACCATCGCCGGCAAGATGCCGGTGCTGAGCGAGACCGGTGGTCGCGTCAACCGCGTCGGCTTCAAGCGGAAGGAAATCGAGGGCTCGCTGGAGAAGTTCGGCTTCTTCGACGAGTACACCAAGGAGACGATGGACTTCGACACCGACGCCGACCTGGAGATGCACATCAACCGGGAGATGGTGAACGGCGCGAACGAGATGACCGAGGACAAGCTGCAGATCGACCTGATCAACGGCGCCGGTGTCCGCAAGTTCGCTGGTGTCGCCACTTCGCTGGCTGCGGTGACCTCGACCGACGTGGTGAGCTACGGTGACCTGATGCGCCTGTCCATCGACCTGGACAACAACCGCACGCCCAAGCAGACCACGATGTTCACCGGCACCCGCCAGATCGACACCAAGACGATCCCCGGTGCCCGTGCTCTGTACATCGGCAGCGAGCTGCTGCCCGTGTTCAAGGCGATGAAGGATCTGCACAACAACCCGGCCTTCGTCAGCATCGAGAAGTACGCGGCTGGCGGCAACACCATGATCGGTGAAGTCGGTGCGGTGGACCAGTGGCGCCTGATCGTCGTGCCCCACATGATGAAGTGGGCCGGTGCCGGCGCTGACGCGAGCGCGAACACCACGCACTACAAGACCAACAACCGCTTCGACGTGTTCCCGCTGCTGTGCGTCGGCGAAGGCAGCTTCACCACGATCTCGTTCCAGACCGACGGCAAGGACGTGAAGTTCGTCATCACGCACAAGCCGCCTGGCAAGGAAACGGCCGACCGGAACGATCCCTACGGTGAGCTGGGCTTCATGTCCATCAAGTGGTACTACGGCTTCATGGTCCTGCGTGGCGAGCGCCTGGCCCTGCTGCGCAGTGCTGCCTCGATGTAAGCGACTTGGGGGGTGGGAAACCACTCCCCTCTTCTGACCTGACTGGATTCCCCCCGAAATGAGCAATACCGACCTCCTGATGCCCGACGAACTGACCACGCTGAAGAGCCGTGCGGATCTGCTGGGCATCTCCTACCACCCGTCGATTGGCCTGGAAAAGCTGCGCGAGAAGGTCGCTGCAGCGATGAAGGACGAGCCCGACGAACCCAAGAAGGAAGTGCCCCCTGCTGCTGCTTCCGCCGAGACTGAAGGTGCCCGGCGCCAACGCCTGGTCGAGGAAGCAACCCGCCTGGTTCGCATTCGCCTGACCTGCATGGACCCGCTCAAGAAGGAGTGGGACGGTGAGATCCTGACCGTGGGCAACTCGCTGGTGGGCACGCTGCGCAAGTACATCCCGTTCAACGCGGACGAAGGCTGGCATGTGCCGCACATGATGTACGAAGAGCTGCGTGACCGGCAGTGCCAGGTGTTCGTCTCCCGCAAGGACGCCCGGGGCAACACCGTGCGTGAAGGCAAGCTGATCAAGGCGTTCGCCATCGAGGTGCTGCCGCCGCTGACGGCTGAAGAGCTGCATGACCTGGCCCAGCGCCAGGCCATGGCCAAGGCCATCGACTGAGCCAGGGCTGAACGATGGCAACCACTGTGGTGACTCCCCCGGCGCTGACGCCCATCGAGCAGGCTGACCTGCTTGGTGGCTTCGATGCGCTGATGAAGGCGTCCAAGCTCTACCTGGATGCGGAGTACGCCCAGAACCGCATCCGGGGGCCTGAGTTCAGTCAGGTCTACTTGGGTTCAATGCAGTCCAACCTGGCTGCCGCCATGAACTTCCTGTTGCAGCGTCAAGCTGCAAACCAGGAGGCGCTGGTGAAGGCCAAGCAGCTGGCCTTGATGGATCTGCAGTTCGAGATCACT